GCCCGCCTGCGCTCCGGAAATCTTATCCGTAGCAGTTTTTTGTGCTCTCCCCACGGCAAGAACAGAATTGGCTTGCTTGTCCTGAATAGCAGTAACAGCCTCATTCTTGGCCTCAATAATCTGTTGCTTTCCATTGCTGACCGTTTCCGGCCAAGTGGTAGCCAGCGACTCCACAGCCGTTTTAGCTTCATGGGCACTCTTAGCGTCACGGGCCGCGTTGGTTGCGGACGTGCCGGCGGCGGCCTCGGAAGCGGCGGCGGCCCTTTTGGAGGCCAAAGCGGAACCTGCATAACCTTCCGTTTCTTCGGCTCTTTCCAACACAGTTTCATACATCATTTCCCATTCCGGCCGGGCAGAATTCGGCAAATGCTCATCTCCTATCAACCCCGGCTCCAAATAGAAATTCAACGGAAGAGAATGATAAACACCTTTCCCTTCCTCCGTCTCCACCAGCACAGCCACCCGCGCCTCTATAGTTTTGCCCTCCGCTTCCCGGGCCGCCCCCCGTATTTCCTGTGTATCAAAATCAACCACCATTTCCACGGTCCCGCCCGTTATTTGCCCTTCCTGGTAAGCCAATAACTGCCCGTTACTTTTATGATAGGCCGCCAACGTGACGCGCCCGGCCTCAAGCTCACGCCCCAAAAAGGATAAAGACACGGGCACATCCTGCCTGCGGACAAGACGCACCCCGCACAAATTCATATTTTCATCACCCGTGCGGTTCCGAAAAATCCCGCTCTCAATATCCAAATAAAGCTCCATCCTACCCTTCAGGAGCTTTTTCAAAAGTCTTGGAATCAGGACCGCTAGCATGCAATATCCACCACATCACCCGCGCGCACGCTTCACGCAGCGTCTCCCCATATTGCTCTTGAAATTGCCGGTAAAAAGACATCTGCCCGCAATGAGCGACACATACCCCGCTCTTGGCAATTTCCGCAATCTTGACCAGCAGGGACGGATCACATGTCCGTACACCGATTAAATGACGCCCTCCGCGGAACTCCAGCATATCTACGCCTTCCCTCCCGTAGAGATAAGTCACAATTTGAGAGATCGTCACATCTTCCGGGTACTTCTGCTTCCCCTCCGGCCATTCCCTTTGCGCCAATAGCTCCAGAGCATCCCTCATGGCGGCCCTGGTCATCCAGTAGCAACAACCGCTCCACGCCAGAGGCTCGGCACATTGCATGCCCCCGGCAAGCTTGTTCCGCTCTTTCAGGGATCGGACAATTTCAGCTTTATCCATAAGCAAGGTATCTGCATCTATCTTCACCACAGGCTCTTTGCCCGGTATATCCAGCATGCAGCCCAGGATGCCCCGCACACATTCCAGACCATTCAAATTTCCACGCCGGGGAAAATACGTCACTTTGTAACTCACATCCTTCCCCGCGGGTATCTGCCCCGGCTCTAACGGGCGCGCCCCGTCATCAAATAAATAAATTCTGGCATTACAATCCGCCCGCCGAATTTGCTTAACGCACAATTCAAGGCATTTATAATCTTCTCTATAACAGAATATTGCGTAATTCATTTTTATCAATTTATCGGTGTATAAATTTTGGAGGTTACAACCCAGCCCCCCTGCTGGATATAGATTTTTCCGTTTTCATCTCGGTGCAGGCGTATTGCGTGGTCGCTATCGCAAGCCAACACTGTCCATGAATCGCTTATAAGATTATCAGAGCCATCCGGCTCCGTGTCTGCGTACAGCTCCACAGCCAATTTATTATTCCGCAGAAACAGGCCTGCCTTCACACCGTTGACGGCATCAGACCAACTTGATTCATAATCCAGAATCACATATTTCCCATTTTGACGGAGTGGAGCACGGAACGACAATGATTCTTCCGGAGTTCCGGGAGTTACTTCCAAAGACAAAGTACCCCTGTCCGCCGCAGACAAGCCCACTTTATAGCCTCCGCCCACGTCATGCTTCTGCGTGTCCACAGTCAAATCCAATTCCCCCTTTAGCCCGGCTGGAGATACGGACAAATTCACCGGCCATTTCCCGCCATCATCCACGCTGGAACCTACGGAGGAATCAATTTTTATTTTTAATATATCAGTTTCTTCCTCCATTCCTTCTCCGTTCTGCTGCTTTTCATATTCAAGACCATCCCCCGCTTCCGGCATTTTACCGGATGCGGAAAAATAAATGCGTCCATCTTCTTCTTTGAGCAACACAGAATCATCAGAAGCACACAAAAGCTTGAATTTGTAAGGTTTTCCCTTGTTCCCTTTTTCACCGCCTTCTTCACCCTCCCCCGCGCCTTCCTCTTCTTCATAAATCAGGGAACAATCTCCGCTGGAAGGTTCCTTTGCGTCCTCGATAAGAGCGGCAATTTCTTTTTCCCGCTCTTCCGCTGAATCCACAATCTCTATCCCCTTCCCGGCTTTCAACCCCAATTCATCAGGAGCAACCCCGCAATAAACCGCTCCCAGGGCATACTGTTTTACCGATACCAGAGACGGCAAATTACCATCCTCCGGCAAGGGTTCTTCAATCTTCTCCACCTTCGCCAAAAGGAAGCAATAAGTGAATTCCTCTTCGGCTTCTTCATCATCCGGTTCCGCTACATACTGGAGCGGCTTGGAAGATCCTTTCGTTTCTTTCAGTTCCGCACTTTTAATGACGCCATCCCCGGTGCATTTCACTTCCAGCCAAATTTCCCCCTCTTCTTTCGGTGCCACCTCCCAGGTGCCCCCGCCGCGCTGCGCCAGTTGCCCGGCTATGTAAATATCGCCCTTCTTCACATAGGCCATATCCGGCGCGCCCTCTTCATCCGTATCAACTACCACCCTCCAACCTTCATTCAATGAGCTTTGCGCGTAATGGACATGGCCGCTCCACGCCTCATGATACTTCAGGATCTTTTCTCCGGCTTCATTCGTTTCTTCCTTGAATTCCCCAAGATAAATTCTGCCCGCGCGCGCCAGCCCTATTTCCTCCGCCGTCACTTCCGCATAAGTAATGCAATCATGGTTATCCGCGCTCCGCTCAAGATACAAAAATACCTTATCCCCTCCTTGAACGGATAAAAAAGGCGGTTCCTCCGCCTGATCCATCTTTTCCCCGTTAAGTTCCGGCTTAATGCGCCGCACGCCTCCCGGATGCACTTCAAAAACCATGCCGGGCCAGAAATACGCCTTATATCCCGCATCCCCCTTTTCCAGCCTCTTCAGCGTAAACGGCTCGCCTTCTCCTGCTTTGTTCCTTCCCCCCGTTGGTCTTATGGTTAATGACGTGCCGCCCAGCCCCCGGTTAAACGTGTAACCAACCCCGTTCTGCAAGCGGCAAGATTTAGCCAACTGCTCCAGCTCCCGGCACCCCTTAACCAGACGCCTCAACTTAGACGCGCTCAACTCTTCCCCTTGATTAAAAAACGGCCAGCTAATCATAAGTCAATACAAATCAGAATCCCAGCCATCCGGCCCGCTCAACCTCCAGGAAACCGTCTGACGCCAATTCCCGGTTCCCGTCCTCCGGCCGCTCACGCCCTCTTTGATCCAATTATATTTTCCGCTTACTGCGGGCGCGCCGCTGCCCGGAGCCCCTTTTTTTCCAACCCCGGCCATGCTCAACGCCTGAACGGTAGAAGTGACGGAAAAAACCCCTCCGGGACACAAAAAACTAACCTGCCCTTTACGCATCTTTTCCATGGCCTTCTTCCCGGCCTCCGATTTCACGGCATCCTCAATCACCTTATCATCTTGCCCGAACGTATCTTTAGGAGAAGCCCCGGACGCCATAGCCATCAACGCATCTTTTTCTTCTCCGTCTATATCCTGAAAGGCCGGATGCGTCAGCAACGGCTGTTCAGAGCAGGAATAATCCATGGAATATTCCACTTCCTCCCCTCCACCGAATTCAAAAGACGTTTCCCGCGGCAACTCGTAATAGAGCGTCACCCTCACCATATCCCCCTCCATTCCTTCCATGCTTATCTTTTTGAGCCTCAAAGCGGCATCATCAGGATAAGCGGACCCTATTGACGGGCATCGGGCATTCCAGCCCTCCTGATTGTCCGTGTAAACAATCCTCCCCACAGCCCTTACTTCCCCTTCATCCCCCCGTTCTATTTCCAGCGTCTTTTCATGCGTTTCCCGCTTCTTAATGTTAATTTTTCTTCCCATATTTATTATTATCTCTCTATCATTTAGCGGCTATTTCAATATCCCAGCCTGGCCGCCGTTTTCAGGGTTTCCCTCCGCCCCGCGCCCGTGTTTTTCACGATCTGCTGAAGCAAATTTGTCTGCTTCCTCGCTTCCGTAAGTTGCGGCATGCTCCCCATCATGGAGCGGCCCCCGCCGCCCACTTGCGCCAGACTGTCCGCTATGGGTCCGCTCCCTTCCTTCCGGTCCTTCCGCCGCTCCACCATATCCTCCAACCCGGCCATGCCGCGGGCACGCCTCATGGCCGTCTTCCTGTCTATCCCCAAGCCGCGCTGCTGGTCATAAATTTCCTTCATGCGCTCCGCCATCTTCAGCCGCCGCTCTTCCGCCTTGTTTCCCTCCGCCTGAGCTTTCAACAGGGCCATTTGCCGGCGGTATTCGCGCCCGGTCTGCGCCCGGTTCCTGTTCTGCTCCAGGGCGGCTATTTCACGGGCCGCCGCGCCGGCGCGGGCCTTGCTCATGCCATCCGCCTCATATTGGTTTTGCAGCTCCAGCACGCGCGCCTGCTCCTGCAACACGCGCAGCTTATCCTTCTGCCCGTGAATTTCCGCGCGCAGCAGGGCAGCCTGCTTCTGGTGTTTGGCTTCCGCCTTGTCCCATTCCTTATTCCGCTCCACTATTTCACGATCCACCTCTTCCACCTTGCCAAGCAATTCATACAGGCTCTTGATTCTGGATTCCACCCCCTCCAGATTCAACATGCCGTCCACGGCGTCCCCGCCATCCAGCAGGGCTTTCTGCTCCGCAATGGCCTTCTTGAGGCCCTCCATGCTCCCATATCCTCCCAGCAGGTCTTTTTTCCGGTCCTCCAGCCCCATTCCGCTGCGCCGCCTCTCCCTCTCTTCTTCCGCCCGGTCATAATCCAGGGATAACAATTCATCTTGTATTTCCCTGATTTTCTCCAGCGTCTTCTTCCGTGCCTCTTCCGTCTGCTGCCCGCGCTGCGCCGCCCGTTCCCGCGTCTCCGCCGCTTTCGCGTTCGCTTCCGCCACCTGCTGCAACTCCTTCCGCTCACGTTGCAACAGCACCAGCCTATCCTGCACCGCAACCGTCATTCTCCCCAGCGGATCTTCCGCCAGCAGGTCTTCTTCTTCGCGCTTCAGGCGTTTAATTTCAGCGTCATATTCATCCATGACGCGCCCCACGTCCTGCTTGCTGGCCGCCTCTCCGGCCATCTTCCACACGCGTTCATCAAAATCATCATTAGACCGTTTGAAATTTTTCTTTTTGTCCATTTCTCCCTTTGAGGCCACCCCGCTTGCCTCATGGCTCGCCTTGTAAAGCTCTTCCACGGCTACGGAAATAGCCGCAATAGCTCCCATAATGGCCGGCCCCTTCAAGCCGGAAGCCAAACTTGCCCCCACCCCCTTAAACGCAGCCCCCATCCGCGCCGCCTGCGAACGAGCAGAAGCCCCTAATGCCTGTATATCCCCCATCACGCTCCGCGTCCTCTGCCCGGATAACACAAGCGCATTATTAAATCCTGTTTGCCACGTCCTCCCCGCAGACAGCACAGCCTGACCTACTGCTGCCCCGGCGGAACTGCCGGCCGCCTTCCACGCTACCCACGCCAAAATTCCATTCCGGAGCATCCCGTGAAGCCGATCGCCGCCCGCGGCTACCGTTGCCAGCCCTTTTCCTACTACGGAAATAATAGGCGCGGCCGCTTTCACGATTTGACCCAGCAATTCGCCCGTTTTCCTCAAGCCGCGCTCCACCTCCGGACCATGACCGGACCATGACGCGCCTATGGAGTCCATAGCATCTTTGATGCCGCCTGTTACCGGTTCAGCAAAAACCCGGCTCAAGGCCCCAACCTTGCCTTTCAGGGTCTCCACCCTGTTCTCAATGTCCTGCGTATTTTTCTCCATGGCTCCCGCAAACTGCCCTCCGGCAGATCCCATGGAGACTAAAGCCCCCTTCAAATCCCGGAAACCAATTGTTCCCTCCGTCATCATCTTTTGCAATTCCGCCCTGGTCTTTCCTGTTCGTTGACCCAGCACGCCCATAACGTTAATACCGCTATTCATTAGCGGCTCCAAAACTTCCATAGTTACGCGGCCAGTTTGGAAAGCTTTAGAAAGACGGATGCCTATTTGCTCCAAACTCATTCCGCCGCCCGCAGCCACATTACCAAGAGCCTCCAATGTGCTTTTTAACTCGCTCGCCCTGACGCCGCAACCAAGAAGCAACTGCGCCGCCCGTTGCGTTTCCTCCAGCCCGAATGGAGGCGTATCAGCAAAATCCACCACATCCCGCGCCGCTTCCGCCGCGCTTGACGCGCCGCCCGTGAATGCCTCCATGCGCCGGGTTACTCTCTCCAGGTCATCCCCGCCCGCCAGCATGGCGGAAAACTTGCCCCAGCCTGCCCGCAGGCCGTTAATGCCGGCCCCTACCGCCGTAATAGTGGCACTCATATTGATAAGCCCCGCATTCAGCCGTTTACACGCCTTCCGGCCCTCCTGATCCATGCCCTTCAGCCCCTTCACGGCCTCCCCTGTGCTTCCGCCCACGGCCCCCTGTAAGGCTTCGGACATGCCGCTTGCCGCTCTCTTACTTTCCTCCGTTGCGGCAATAAAGCCGCTCGCATCACCATCTATTTTAATAACTGCGCCTTCGCTCATAATATTTTACATTGACTGATAATATAAAAAATAATTAAATGGATTTCGTGTTTTCCTCCATCATGGAAATCTTGCTGTATCTGTTACAAAAAACAGGTCTTGTGATCATCTTCATTATCGGAATCATTTTCCTTCTTGGCTTCTTCCTGCCTCTTCTGGAAATACTGACAGATCCGGCAAGCTGGGCTATCATCCTTATTCCCATCCTTATTTTCTGGCTCATCTGCCACAAAAAATGAAGAGGCCGGATCACTCCAGCCCCTCCACCTGTTTTCTCCACGCTTCCCGGGCCTGCTCCAGCACGTCCCCCACATGCCCGGAGGGTTCCGTGTAGCAGCTCCACCGGCACGGCGTCGCGTCATAGCTCCAGACCGCATGCACGTACTGCACCAGCCGCGCCAGCGGAATTTCCCACAGAATTTCCCGCTCCGGCCAGCCCGTGGCACGCGCCACCGTCATCAGCATGGCCGCGCCCCAGGACGGCCACGCCCTAAAGGGTCCTCTTCATCCTCCCCTTCCGGCTCCGGATTCACCATGCCCGCCTGAATCACTTCTATATCCCCCAGCACGGCGCATTCCAGTTCCACCAAATCCCGGCCGGGAATGTTCATAGCAGCCGCTTCCACCAGGGCGCGCCGGTCTTCCTCCGGCGCAAAAACCCCTTCCCTGACTTCCTCCCGGTTTCCCATGTGGACCCACAGGAATTCCGCCAGATAATAGACAATTTGCGCCTTGTCGGTTACGCCCAGGGCTTCCCACATGGACGGATGCCGCCCGTTTTCATCTGGGCCCAGGTTAATTTCCCCCAAGCGGCTGTAAGGATTCCCGATGCGCTGCAACTGCAGCATGCTCCCCAGGGTCATACACCGCAGCCGGTAGCTCTTCCAGCGGAATTCATTTCCCCCGATCAACGCCGCTTCCGTCAGGGCGCGCCTTTCATGTTCCTGTAGTTCCATCTTTCTTGCTTTTTTTGTTGTCAATTAAGTTAGATTAAAGGCCGGCCGCCAAGAAAACCCTCCGCCACGCCCTGCCAATACGGATCCGCATCCAACCGCACCAGGGCCTTCCTTTTCCCCTTGCGGATGACGGCAAGCGGCACCTGGCTTTTCACAAAATCCAGCAGCCGCTTGTAATTATGGAACGCGCACGCCACGTAAGCCAGCGGGCTTTCATTTTCCGGGTCAGTCAGCCAATTCTTATCCCCGAAAAGCTTGATTACTTCCTCCGTCCTAAACCTTCCATCTTCGCTTTTCGGCTCAAATTGCCAGGTAATCACCCCGCCCGGCGCGGAAAGGCGCGCGCCGCTGCCTATCAGCACGCTTCCGGACGTGCATTTCATGTTTACTCCCAGCGTCAGCAGCAACGCGGCAAGCATGGTGTTTTCCGTTTCGTATCTGGAGGCGTTTTCGGTAAAAACTACCACATCACTTTCCAGTTTTTTATTGTCTGCGGCATTCATCAATCTTACTATCTAACTTTTTTATTCAAGCTTCAGACAGCCGAAGACGACCCGAACCCGTAAACAGTGCCGCTCACGTCCATCTTCTGCGCGTCCGTGTTCTTCAAACTGCGCTTCACCCCCTTCAGGAAGACCGTGGTTCCGGTGGGAGGGGTGTGCCAAATCTGCGGAATTTCATTGGCAAGCGCCAGCGTCCCCCCCATCTTCAAAGATGAAGAGCCGGTTGATAAAACCGCGCCGGACATGGAAAAAGAAAGTTCTTCATCTACAATCACCAAACCACACTTTTTCCCAACATTGTTTTTCTGTTCATAAATTTCCTGTTGGCCGTCAAAGTCGATCGACTCAACAAAAATACCCTGTTCCGGCGAATCAATACCGTATTTGGGCACGTCTCCAATATGTGCAGGCATATAATCTATTTCCTTTCGTGTTAGAGTTCATCTATCTACCATTCAGGAGCTTTTTCAAAACTGCACGGGCACCGTCATTTTCCAAGTCACCGCAAACGCGCCTTCCTCCGCCGCCGCATCCTGCGCGGGCCCCAGCCTTACCTTGCCTATGACCAGGAAATTCCGATAGGGCCGCGGGCTCTCCACGGCATTCAGCCCGGCGCGGTCCACTTCCTTCAGCCGCTCTTCCATCCACGCCTGCAACATCCGTATTTCATCCGCCGTCCGGTCATTGGCGTCCAAATGCAAATCCACGGATATTCCGGCGTGATACGTACAGTACCCGGCCACAATTTCCTCCATTTCCGCCGCCTGGAACAACGCATATTCCTTCCCTTCCCGGTCTTCGTCCACCGCCATCTTCAACGGCACCGGGAACCCGTCCGGAATCCCCCGTTCCGTGTTCCCCCTGTCTTCCTGAAAACGCGCCTCCAGGCACGCAATCACCGCCTTAATCAAACAATCTGCCTGTGTCATCATGAATTAAGCTCCTTTTTCAACTTGGCCACATACCCCTTGATTACCTTCCGCATATCCCGGCCCGCAGAATTCAGCGCATACGCCGCCACGCGGGAAAGCTGCCCCCGGTCAGGATATTCCGGGCAATTCTCCATCTCAAACCGCACCCGGCCGCCCTGAACCGTCAAAGAAGCCGCGCCGTCATAATGGGAGGCGTGCCGCGCGATCCACGCGGGCACCTTCTTCAGCCCGGCCACCTGCGCGCCCCGCAGCCACCCGGCCGCCATCCTCCCCACGTGCCGCCGCCGCTCCGCCAAAGCCCTTCGCACGTCTCCCGCCTGCGCCACTCCCGGAGACATCAGGCCGCCGCCCTTCAGCACGCGCACGCTGCTTTTCCGGCCCATTTTCAGCAGGGTATGGCTCCGCAAAAACGCATCCGCGGAAACGGTGGCCATGCCCTTAAACTTTTTCCCGCGCACCCCCAGCAACACCCCGCCGCGCTTCTTCCGGGGGTAAGCATAGGGCACCGGCCTTCCATCCTCACCGCGCTTCATCCTCACATCCGATTCCAACGG